ACTCTCCGAGTACCTCTACTCTTGCAACGGTAGAATCTTCACCGTACTGCTCTAGCATGGTTTCAAAAAGTTTTTGGTCAGTACCCTCTACAGTTCGTGAGTCTATTTGTTTTAGATTCCAGAACTTGCGTTTAGATGTAAAGCTGTCGTAGAAAGGGCCTGAGTTTCTTCTGGGGTTGGAGAAGGTAAACCAGTAACGATTTTCGGTTGGCTCGGAGAAGAAACCTTCGGAGACTGAGTAGATAGGAGCAGGAATACCAGATGCTTCATCCATAATCAAACATACGCCGTATGATGAGTGGATACCTGCAAACGCGTCTGGGTTTTCCTCGCTCCATAATTGTGCTTGGGCGTAGTAGTAACCAGTGTCTATTTTTAGATCTCTTTTGAGTGCTTCTTCAAACCAACCTTCTGGTTTAATCGTGGTGGCTGTCTTAGAGTACCAGTGATTGTTTATTGCTAGGGTTAGCCACTTACCTAGTTCCGCCCATGTTCTTGATCTGAGCTGTTGTTCGGTGTTAGCAGTAACGATTATGGTTGAGCCTAGTCGTGTGGATAGCATCCATAGGATTAGCCAGGAGACAAGTGCAGACTTTCCAATACCACGTCCAGATGCTACAGCTAATCTAAACATTTCGGGATCAACACGTCCTTGGTTACGTTGGATGTGGACTGTCATTTTTTTTAAAATTTCTTCTTGCCACTTCCTTGGGCCTTCAAAGTCTTCAAGGGGGGTGTCCTTCTGTCCCCAGGGAAAGATAAACTTTACAAAGTTGTATGGATCATCTTTTATGTAGGGCGACCATATCTCGGTCATCAATTCCTTTTCTTGTTCTGCTCCGTATTTCATATATGTACCAGTATTAAAAATATTGCAAAGTTGCCTACAGCACCAATGCTAAGTATTGCTAAGATTTCTCGTATTGCCTCTTTCATATTTTGCTCCAAAAAAAATTAAAAAAAATTATCGCAACAGTTACACGTAATATACCCCGTGCGAAAAAATCAAGGGGGGGTATAAGCATCATATTTGTAGGAGCATCTTACAAATATTCTACCTATTGGCGAACCCTTGAACGTTGCCACCATGAGGAGGAGTAACAACCGCCATTTATTTATTCTTTTTCTTATTAGTCTGATTAATTACCAGACTGCTCATCTCCTTAGATGTTGTAGGTAAAGGATTTATTTCTGTTAGTTTCTTTTCATTCGCCGTATATTTGCCAAGTCTTTCTTTTGCACCGCTTAGAACATCATTAAGGTTGATAGTTGCATGGACATTTTCGACTCGGTCTTTCCATGTCTTCGCATCTTGATTCTTTAAGTAAAATATCTGGGCGGTAACATTGCCATCAGTGGCGGAAGTGAACAGGGAATTTGTAACCTGGGCAAGTCCTTTCGCCTTTCCCCTTTTTATAGTCTCCTCAAATTCCTCAGAACGCTTTCTGTTGCGATCTATAGTTGACCATGAAACGCCCAAAGCACGGGCAATTTGAGTTGTTCCTAGTCCTCTTGATGCTAAGTTCTCTACTTGTTCTAAATCAATATCAATTCTCTTTCTACCTACTTTTTTTATAGGTTTATTGTCTTTTTTTGGTGTTTTTTGCTCCATAACTGATTTTTTTTATTGCTCCTTAAACCCCTATATTACAGCATCTTTCACAAAAACCCTAAGTTTTTTACTGTAACTACTTGATATATAAGGGTTTTTGTGTAACTATACAAACAGTTGAGAACAATTAATTACTTTAGGAGGTAACAATATGACAAAGAAAAACGAGATATATTTAAAAGTTAGATTAGCTGAACATCTTGATTGCGATATAGAGGACATAGAGCAAGGTTATGATGAATCAACTTTTAATCTAGGCGATCAAGAATATTTATTATTAACTGATGAAGAAGCCGACCAAAGAGCCGAGGAATACATTAAAGATTCGGTATGGGCTTTTGTACCCTCTTTCCTTGCAAGTCATACGGGACTTGATGAAGAGATAATAAAGCATTTACAGGACAAGAGCGAGAGCGCAAATGATGCTTTATTAAACGCTATTAAAGACATTGATTCTTTCATTAGTGATGCTATCGGCTGTGATGGTAGAGGGCATTTTATGTCTAGCTATGATGGTTATGAGCAAGACTTAGATGATAATTTATTTTTATATAGAATTAATTAAGAGGTAAACCATGACATTTAAACAACTAATAACCAAACTAATAGAGAAGCCACGCAACAGAAAAGCGTGGCATGGCTCTTATCTTATTAACCATTTCTTAAAAAACTAGGAGCAAACAAAATGAGTAACGCGAATAAAACAATAAATATTAGTCATAAAGACTTACATGCATATTTTATAAATTACACAGAAACTATGTCAGATTTTGTTCTAGAAAACCAAGAGCATTTTTTTAACAAGGAATATGTAGATGGAATGAAACACAGTCTGCAAATGTTTACAGAACTTTTAGATAATGATTTTAAAGACAATGTGATTACAGAATCATTAACTAGGGGGTAATTATGGAAGCAATAAAAGAATTTAAAAAGGATTGTTGGGTTTGTTTTGATCGAACTGAGGTAAATATTAAGGGTTACAAGTACATCATTGACCAAGAAGAGCAACTTGTACACATTCACCCGAGATCGTGGAAGCAATTAAAAAAAGATATAGGAGATTATCTTTGGGATAATTGGGTTTTTGCGGGTGAAGATACTATATCGCTTAATAAGTGGGATTTGGAATACTCAGAAGAAAACCCCTTCCAAGATTACTATTTAGATGAAGATGATAACAAATATTCTAAAACTACTAATTGTCTTTTATGGTCTGAATATTACAAAGACTTAGACATACCTAAAGATTGGGAAAATATAAGTTATGGCAATGATGAATTACCAAGTTTTCAATTTAAAGATTATAAGATTTGGATTAACCCACCCCTACTAAAAGAGAGACAAGAAAATTATCTCGGTATTGGTTTCAAAAACCTAGACCATTACAAGGATTGGATTTTTACAGTATGTCATTACGATCTAATAGACTGTGAATGCAAAGATGAAATTTTTCAAACCATGGATTTTAACGAAGTATTAAATTATTTTAAGGAGCAAGAATGAAACATTTTAAAGAGAGAGAGTTTTCACTGTTTAATTATATGTGCGACATTCTTAATAACTTTTATACAACAAACAACCTAGAACACTGTTGTGCTTTAGAAAGTTTAATAGGTGGAAACTACAACACCGAACAACAAAAACAATGGTTGCAAAGGTTCGGCGATATATGGGAACGAGTAGAACAAAGAGAGGTTAAAAGATGAATGTTAATAAACTTAAAATTGGCGATAGGGTTAAATTTGCAAATGAAACTTTTGCATTAGTAACCCGTTATGAAACAGATATTTCTAATCAAAAAGGTACTGTGGTTAATTTTTCAATAGATAGAAAAGATAATAATACTCATGTTTGGATAAGGTTAGATATACCAAATAAGCATTTTAATTGTGATGAATGGGGTAATGCTGTTCAGTTTAACCTAACCAATGAAATGGATGGAGGTACTTCGATTGATTACCTTAAAAAAGCAAAACTAATCAAGGAGCAACCCAATGATTAACTGTATAGAAATTTTAATCGTGCTTTTATTTATGGCTTTTTGCCTACATGGAGCATATCTAATAATTACCAAAGAGGATCAAGACTAATGAAAATAGATAGAAGAACAATACCAAAGCATTTAAGAGGTCTAAGAGATGACCAATTGCATTTATTAATATTACTATTTAAGGCAAGACTATGAAGCAAGACATGAAATACTTAAAACGAAAGTACCCCGAACTTTCAAGAATCACCGCTAAGTTTAGCAATGATAAAAAAGATAATATGCGAAGAGTTGAAATCATGATGACTAGAAAGGATCATGAGTTATATGTAAAATTAATTAAACAAGAACTTTAACCGATCAGAAAGCCTTGGAGGGTGATATTATCAACTCCCCCTAAAGTAGTCACCCTTCTTGGCTTTCCTCTAACATCACACCCAAACCAACAAACAAAAAATGCTTATGTTGCACTCCTGCTTTTAGGCTTCGCAATACTTTCTTCTCTCCATCAATAGCACACCATATAATATTTAAATCCATCAAATTCTGAATACCTTTACTAACCGTGTGTCTGTGCATACCAATCATAAGTGCCAAGTAGCTAACCGCATCATGGCTTGAATAGTCTTGTGCTGAATACCTTTCGCAAAGTGCATACAATACCAACTTCTCCCTACTCTTAATATCAGTTCTCCCCAACTGCTTCTTATACCACTTCCAGACAACCTGTTTCAGCTTGGCATAGCTCTTATACTTCATTGCTACCCCAAACTTTATTAACCCACTCCTCTCTGGCTTCTCAATTGCTTCTATGACCAACCACCATTTTTGTTCTTTCAACTAACTAACCGCCTTAAGACTAAAATCCCTATTTGTATAATACTGATTAACCAATAACATCGGCTCTTTGCAAATCCTATATACTCGTTTCCTTTTATCCTTCCCCTTCTCCTTGCACATATATTCCCTTGCAACAAAGTCATCTAACACTGTTGCTATCGTTGACCGACTCCCCATACTTCCAGGCAATAGCTTCACTATTGCTTCAAAGTTAATGCTTTTGCTACTCGCGTTAGCAATAGCAACCTCTAAAACTAAAACATAATGTAAAGGATCAGACCACCAGAACGACATAAATCCTCTCTTCCTTCTATTCCTATGGAATTCATCTCTTGCTTCTGTCATTCTTGCTTCTAACTGCTTCATGTATGTTTCCTTTTGTTGCATTGCATTTAGTTATTAACCTAACAATTACAACCCAACTTTATCGTTAAATATTAATGATATTTTTACCACCGAGAGATGAGCCTAAAGGCTCACTCTCTCTATTAGTCTAGTCTTGGATATTCGTATACTCCTATATACGATTATTGGACACCCATATATACGATTATTGTATATACGGGTATACAATCACTTTTGTTTTGGTTTATCTTTTTTAGGTTCTTTTTTCTCTTTTCTTTTACCAAATATCCTATCCCAATTATCCTCAAAAACTTTTTTATCAACTTGCCTTTTTCGTTGATCCGATCCTTTCCCGTTCATTGTTTTTTCTCCATGTTATTTAAAATATGACAAATTACTTCAACCGTGAATCCATTACCCAACATTTTATAACGCTGAGTATTTGATACATGGTTTGTGTAATCATCTGGAACTGTTTGTAATCTTTCGCACTCAATCGGGGTGAGTTTTCGCCAATAAACTTCATCTTTAACAACAACATTATCTTTTTGCACCGTTGTTAATGAGTTGGTTTTTCCTCCCCTTCTCACTTCTAGCTTTTGCTCGGTGCTGCCATCAGCTTTGTATCTTCCCCTCCATGCACCTGCTAAGACCTTTGGTTCTCTATTTCCACCCGTACAAGTATTAAGAGTTGGTGATTTACCATCTTCTGAATAGACTCTTTTTAATATGTCGTGACCATTTATATCTATAGCTTCACCAACCTGGATTGGTTTATCAATCGCAATAACACCATAAGGAACGCCTTTGTGCATATTTGCTGTTAAACAATTAGACTTTTTGCTTTCATGTTTTATGTAATGCTCAGCTCTACTTTTACCACCCGACCATTTCTCGCTACCTCTATTCATGTATGCAATCGCTTTTTCAGACAATCCATCTATCTCTTTGTTTTCTAATATATCTCTTAAAACCATGCCTCTTTGTTCAGGCTGTTCAACTCCAG